AGCTATATTTTCTCCAAGCAATAAAGAATTAACCTGATTACTATTAATATCAATCTTAGAGATATCAGGCATGTCTGCTTCTGCGGATATACCTACGGAGTTAAAGGAAGAGTCTTTTCCTTCCTTTACCTCTTCTATATCCCTAAGGATCAGAGCTTCTGCAAAAGAACCTATAGACTCCATAGGTTCCTACTCCTCGTCTTCGTAGTCTTCAGCTTCTTCTTCTAAAACTTCAGTAACAGCTTCCACAACGGACATAACGCTATCAATATGCTCCAGAAGCTGATCTTCGGGAAGCATACTCAAGAGAGCGTGGATATCTTCAAGACTAAACTCTTCAAAATCTTCGTCCACTTGTGCCTCTTCAGCACTCTCTTCAAGCATAGTTCCTTCAGACTCTTCAACCTCAACAGGACGCAAACCAACGCGATCCCAAGCCGCAGATTCCAACAAAGTGCTACGCAGTTCATCACTCAAATTCATTTTAAAGTCCATAATTGTACTCCTAATTTAAACACGGTTTCGTGCTACTATTATCTAGTGTGCATTAAAAATAAAAACATATAATTTTATATTTAATGTAGAGTACCTAGCACGGAGGCCCAGTACTTGAACCTGAAACTAAGGAAATTGTCACCCAATCTCCAGGAGTTCCTGGGACACTATCCTCTATATCATCATAAAGGTGATGTCTAGGTCTAACTTTAATAGATCCCGTCGATGAAGGACAACCATATATTCTTCCTGTATCAGGATCTAAAGTCTTTCATATGTAAGATCTATGGGAGCTACTAAATCAGGGGGTGTATAACTAGGAAAGTTTCCAACCAATCCCACTTCGTCATAATTTTTATACTCTGCTACTTCCCCATACACCTTAGTATATCCTGTGGTATAAATTCCATCTTCAGGAGTAACATCAACATATCTAGGAGATAAACTTCCCATAGAATCTACTGTGCCTACGGGAATATTAGGAGCATAAACAACATAAGGTCTTCCAGCAGCAAAGCCTTGGGTATCGTCTGCGTCATCTCCACCGATATCGGGATTAGGACTTGTCCCATCTTTACTATTTGCAAAAACATTAGGAGATCCATTATCAGCTACCGTCCCACAACTAATTCTATCACCATCTCTGTGAACTGGCAAATTATTTACATAAACATTTGGAGAACCCTGTGCAGCTTCTCCAACAGCATGACAGTAAGAAGGGATACAATGGGTGGCAGGGTCATAAGGATCATAAAGTCTTACTGTATCCTCTCCATTCGTTATAACATTTGTAGACCCTAACAAAGGAGAAGATAACGGAGAATATCCATGATACTGCGCTTCATCAGATGGTCTAATTACTTTAGGCATTACAACGAAGGTCCTGGTGCGGGTTCCCAATCGGAAACTGGAATACTTGCCATCTCTCTTACCCTTCTTGCTTCTAATTCTTCAAAGGAACGACCCAAATAACTCCTATCAGAGTAATTATCGTAGACTTCCAAATCATATGCTGTAGGGGTACTTCCTGTTCTAGTTTTAATTAACCTACTTCTAGCCATATACTGATCCGCGCCTCCTCCTGTAATATTATTATAAATAGTATTTCTATACCACGGAATTTCCGTAGCAGCAGTTCCCATATTGAGGGTATTCCCTGCTTTAACTTGCTCCACCACCCCAGGATCAATCTCCCCATTAAACAAATTATAATAAGTTCTAGCACCAAGTCTAGCCAATACATCATAAACAGTTAGTCCATCAGCTAAAATAAATCTATTTCCTAATTTTTTAACAACATCGTATAAAGTATTTAAGGCTGGTGTAGTGCGGGAAGGTTGAATTCCGTCTATGTAGTTTACTGAGGGCTGCAAGGCAGTAGGATTAGCAACCCTAGAATAATCAATAGTATCTATTGTAGAAGCTCTCCCCTCTTTATCCTGATTAGGATAGGGGTAAGTAACCTTATATCCAATAGGATCATCCAGTCCAGTATTATACAACTCTTTATCAATACCTCTAACAAACACTAATCTTCTTAAAGCTTCTGCTTTTGCATTAGATAAGGTAAATAATTTAGATTTACCGTGGAATATATTATTCTTTGTTTTATTTGTAGGAATTATTCTAATATATTTTGGAATTTCTCTCACTAAATTAACATTTAGGTTAGGACCAAAACCCTCAAAGGTTAAAGAATTAAAGTAGAAAGAAGCCTTCTGTTCCTGCTCTAACAATGACAATATAGGATCATTGTAATCAATATAATAAGTTCTAGCAGGGAAAGGACTTTCATTAACTATATCTGATATTTTGTCTTCTGTTGTTACGGTAAAGGTGGTCTCTGTAGTCCTAATAAATTCATGTTTTTTATACTCTTCTCTTATTGAGGTAGGATCTAAAGCTAAAACATAGGAATTAGGAATAGCATCAGCAACAGATGCAGTAAGCATTGCAGAGGTATCTGTAGTTTTAACATCCATGACAGGCCCCTCTTGAGCATTTAAGGAATTATAGATTTTTTGTTTAGCCTCATTATTTAAAGAATAAGCATATTGTAAATTAGTAATATCAAGAGGAAGATAAGTAGTGGTTGCCCCTCTTGTGATAGGAACTTCGTAACTTTCGTTAGCCGATAAATTATAAGTCGTAGCTCCTATAGTAAACTTTAAAGTTTCATCATTCTTTACTCTTGCAAAAACTAGATTCCCATTAGGAAGAGTAAAATTGAGACTTAATCTAATATCTTCAGGAAGAATATGCCAACGCTTTAACTTCTCTATAGCATCAGGGTTCTCATATTTTCTAAAATCAAGAGGTCTAATATTTTTTATAATTGTGGAAACTACATCTGGATTATTAATAAAGCTTGGAAGAGTTCTTGCTCTAACTTTACCCCTTGTAGATTGAGTCCGTTGCTTTCTTAACATTTGAGCAGTAAATCCATACCTAGAATCCACTCCTACTGATAAGGGTTCTAGAGTTCTGATGTTGTCAAAAGGTCTCTTATAATTTATATTTCCTATATGAGTGATATAATAATCTTTTAGATAATTGAAATCAAAATTATCAATAGTATTATTTAACATCATACGATGAAAGGCGTTCAAAAGGAACGATCTGGGCAGCTTATTTCCCCCAATATCCTCTAGTCCATCCAATACTTTTGCTACATCAGCCCTGAGACTTTGATAAATATGATTGTTATTTATATCAAATAAGTAATGAGGATCATAATCAGATCGTTGGTCCTCTATAACCTTAAGAACAGCAGCCACTCCTCTATGAGAAATCTTTTTAAATAAATGTCTTCCCAATTTTGCATCATTAATATATGGAATAAAGTCCTTAGAGACTTCTACTCGCTCCTCGAAAGTAGGAAGATCAAATCCATATCTCTTATCTGCAATCACCCCATTATTCCTAATAGAGGGAGAATTAAAAGATGCAATATAGTAGAATCCAGGATCTGCGTGACTACTAAACTTAGTTTCTCCTCTTGGATTTATTTCATGCCACTCTCTTCTAGGACTTCCAATATTAATTTTAGAATTGAACGCTGGAATTAAGAAAGGGGGATCGAATTTTCTCAAAGTATTTAGGTGCTGTTGATTCCTCACCTTAAGGAGCGCACTCGTTTTAGGCATCATCAACGGTTTGGTTTCGGAAATTATGTAGACTCCATTCTTTGTTTTTATTCCTCCAACAAACTCAGAAAAATTAAACTGTCTGTTCCCCTCATAGTATATTTTTCCACCACCGTATATGACGGAACCTTCTCCTTTTATAGGATCAAAACTGTCACCAAAAGCTAGTTCAATACTATGATCTCTCCCTGTAGCAACATACGCATTATACCCATCATTATCATCAGAGGGCTCTCTAATAAAAACACTTCCTCCATGCATAGGAGCGTTTAAAGCTACTAAAGTAGCCCCCTTCCTGGTCAGAACTCTGGAAAGAAGTTCTCCATTTAAGCTCCACCACATAGTAAAGAAGGTTCTTCCTAAAATAGGAGACTTTCTCTGATCAGGGTTAGTAGAATCAAAGTACTTTGACCATCCTGCAATATCAAGAAACTCGTCTTGTAACCAAGCATAAGGATTTTCAACTATAGTATAAGCTTCATCTTCATATGTTGCTTTGGGAACTTTTAAATCAATGAACCCATTATGACCCACAAGAGTTTCTCCAATACCCATAAAAGTTTTTAAATCATTTTCCCAGACTACCGCAGTCCCCTCACCTATTGTCAATGTAGCGCCACCCATACTAGGGGGATAGAGAACATCCAGCGCATTTAGACTATCTCCCTGAGGAGGCTCATAACCTTTAGAACCCATTCCATCAATAAGGCTCCGGTCAGCACCTACCAGATCAATAGTCATTGCGGGGGGACATTGAAAAGCCGCTATACATTCACATGGAAAGTCTGGATCAACAGCGGCGGGAGGTGTTATTTCATAACATGTATTACATGGAGAACTCCCTTTACAATCATCTATAGAATCAAACTCACCCGTAGGATCTTGTACACAGGTTCTGGTGTAATAGGAACAGCGACAAATTCCGTCAGGGTCAGGACATTTACTTGCTTTGTCACAAGCAAAAGGTCCCCCCGCTAGTATTGTCTCTTCACACTTATATTTTTCTATAAGAGTAGTAGTAGTAGTAGTAGTAGTAGGAGTAGTGGTAATAGTAGTAGTAGTAGTAGTAGTAGTAGGAGTAGTGGTAATAGTAGTAGTAGTGGTAGTAGTGGTAGTAGTAGTAGTGGTAGTAGTAGTAGTAGTAGTGGTAATAGTAGGAGTGGTAGTAGTAGTAGTAGTAGGAGTAGAAGTAGTTGTAGTAGTAGTTCCTCCCCCACCAGGAGTATCTCCTGCACCCGTACCCCCATAATCTCCACCATCAGGAGGATCGTCAGGAGGAGGGGGAGGAGGGAATACGAAACAGAGCTTTAAATCATATAACGGGTTGCCACTACCACCTTCATGTCCCATAACTTACCTCAAAATAACAGTAGCAGTTCCGTTATGTGGCATTGTAGAGTTGTATAATTGGAAGCCGTTATTCTCCCAACCTGTAGGGAATCCTATAACTTCAAAAATAACAGTAGGATAGGTACAAACCCCTACTTGATCAACAGTTATTAGCGGATTTTGATCAAGATGGGGAACATATCCTGTTGAGGAATCTCCTTCAGTCACATTGGCTGCATTTCCAGCAGCCACACCTACAGGTGCAAGTTCTGGATATAAAACTGCCCAAGATCTGAACCTGTCAGACTGTCTGTTACAAGAGGGGAAGGAAGGAGCTTTTTCAGTATCTGTGTCCCAACCATTCCATTGTTCACCACTCTCAGTATAAGGATCAGGACCTACCCACCCCACATTAATATCAAACCATCCACTACCTTTACTAACCCAAACACCTTCTGTTCCTCCTGACTCAAACTCTCTTGTTGTATTTCTACCAAATCCTCCTTGGGAAAGAGGAACACAATTAGACAGGTATGCTTTCACACAGTAATTAGAGAATCCTGAGGGTAGGGTAAAGTGAAATCTCTTCTTCACCCAATACATCATAAGAGGGGCAGGTAATCCATCCTGTCCTCCAGTTAACCCATTTCCTATAGTGGTTCCAAAAGAATTAGGGAATATACCATCATTGCCCCCCGTTTCTTGAAAATCCAAAGTACTACTAACAGACATATTCCTGTTGATAACATACTTAAAGTTAATCCAATCATTTTTATAGAGTCCCGCTCCTGCCACAGCGGGATCTAATTGTTGAGACCAAGTAGACCAATCCCAATCAGGATCTTCAGGAACATTATTGTAGGTCATACCATAAGTTCCATTTTCTATAAAACTTGGAGAACCTAGCGCAGCATTAATAGCTCCTTCAGGTCCCCATTTCTTGCCTCCCCAAATGTACCCCCCTCCAACAACCCTGGGAACTATAGGAGGAGTAGAGTCTCCAGAACCACCCCCCGTCCCCAATGCAGTCGTTACAATAGTGTTAACATGAGTTTCCAGTTCTCTTTTACCAACCGCAGGGTTAGCAAGGGATAAACTAGGCGCGGCTCCCGCTATACCTGCTCTCTCATCGTAAGTTAATTCTGTAGTACGGAAGAAAGGTCGAATATCAATAAGGTTAGCGGTGGGAATGGTCCCAGCCTGAGTGCTATCAACTACGACATAAGCTACGGGAAGGACTGACTGCCCAATAGTTCTCCAATCTCCTGTTTCTAATTCATTAGCTAAGAGAGGAGCTAAATTTAGTAAATCATCAGGAGAAGGGAAAGAACCAAAGACAGAAGTTCCATCTTTTAAAATAAAGCCTCCATTCCCTACAGCCTCATCAGCTTTAGAGGCTAACATAAACGCATCTGCTACTGAAGGATCAGTTCCATCAAGGTTCTTCACAACTTCAGCAAATTCGCCAGGACCCGTCACCTGTTTGTTTAAACCTAGTCCTGCGCCCACCACTACCCCTAATTGAGGCTGAGTTATAGAAGTGGTAGTTCCTTGTTTAATTATTGCAGCAGCCCCTTGATCCACAGGTTTGGTATAGATAAAGACTAGATCTATCCTCTGGGTAGCACTAATTAGTGTCTTAGTACCAGCAGCATCAATATAAAAGAAATCGTTAGCATTGAACTGAGGAATATCAACGGTAATAGTCTCTGGAACATCCACAATAGCCGTTCTTGTTACTCCTCTCCATCGCTTTGTAAATTCTATAGCTATACTCTCAGTATAACTTATATTATTTTTAGAGTTTGTAAATACATTTGAAAGGATATCATAAAATTTAGGATGATCTACAAGAGGGAAACCTGTCCACGACAGCCCATCTAAAGTAGTGGATGCAATTGGAGTAGTACCCACCCCTACTTGATCTCCTAATGCCACACTATAAACAGGATACTCAGAGAATCTCTCAATTAAACCATTCAGTCTTAGAGCATTAGAACTACTATAAATTTTATTTACGGCTGTTTGTACTGCTCCAGGATTCTTTGTAAACCAATTGGAACCTTGACCAAGATAAGTGGAATTTGCATTAAAATCTGGCTGACTGAGGGCCTCATCCAAAGTAAAGGCATCATTTACTCTAGCAGAGAATCTACCAGCCTCTACTGAAACTGTAGATCCAGCCACCGTAGGACGCAGATCGGCAAAGTTAGCTCTTTGAACATTCCCTGTCCCCATCTTCCCCGCACCTACTCCCCCTAAAGGACCTCCTCCTCCCCCTGTCGCTTGCTCAGTTCCTCCCCCCATTAAATACTCTACCTGATCCTTAAGCCATAAGCAGTTCTGTTCAAGCTGCTCAATAGGGATGTTATCTACTTCCCAGTAATAAGGGTCATTAGCTTTATATCTCCTAACAGGAGCGGTAAAGAGAAAAGGAGTATTTGTAAATTCAGGCATTAGTCTTGTTTATTCAAATCAAATTCATCTGCTGACAGGAATCCTTTTCCTGCTAGAGCGGCTTCAGACTCCGCTCCTTCCCCAGCATAAGTGGTGGTGGAGGTCTTCATAGTAACTATTTTAGGTCTACCTGAGATGCCTAGAGTTCCATTCTTTGCATTAGCGAAAGTCGCCATGCCAGATTCATCAAGTCTAATTCTGGCTTCATAACCCTCAGGAAGGAGATCTTTGGTGTAAAAGAAATCTGCCTCTTTATAATGTTTAAAGAATGGTTTCCCGTATGCATAAGCATAAGCACCTGTCCAAGCGGATTGATATCCAGGGAATCCATCGGCTCTATTAGTACTACTAGTACCTAAATCCTCCCTCCCAGGAGCGTAGGGGTTGAATACCCCAGTTCCATCCATTATCATTCCTTGTGCGAAAATTGCTGAAGTATAAAGTCTAGCATCTCTTGCTGTTCCCCACGGAGAGGTATCAAACAACGCTGAAGCATGGAGAGAACTAAAGGATACTTCTCCTTGAATCCCACTAGGAGCAGTTGTTCCAGCCCCATAAACGCTATAGGTATCAGGACCTTCCCCAAAGGTCTCTGTATTTAATAGTACCGAAGAACAAGGCCCAGACATATTATACCCCTGAGCAACAGTTTGATAAATAATACTTGTTTCTTTATCAGATTCAGGGGGAGCATAATAAGGACCTCCGTGTACGGTTTTTGGGCCTCCTTTATACACTAAATATTTAGCAAATCTTTTAGGAGATCCGTAGAATCTAAAAGCTCCAAAATTCTGACCAGCGGTATTCCCAGAAGCACCAAAACCATCAAGAACACTCATAGCACTTGTAATCCAGGTGCTATCAGGAGCATTAACAGCAGCCGCAAAGCCTCCCTCTGTGTATACCGCAGAAGGACCATTGTAACCCACAAGAGGGGGGAAATGTCCACTTACAGACACAAAAGACATATCTAATTTAGAACTCTCATCTACATTCCAGATTCTTAATTGATTACATCCTTCAGTATCTGCGGTATTGTAATCATAATATAGGGAGGAAGTATTATTCCAACCCGCAGGGAAATTGACATTTCTCACATTAATTCGACTTCCCTTCATTCCCCGTACACACATTCCCCCAAAAGAAAGAGCAGTAACATCATTAGTAGTTGCTCCATCCCCTCCTGACTTGAGGGGGAAACTTTGAATATCACTCATAATTCTACTATAAGCAGTTGGATTTATAGTAGCTAAGGTATCATCTAATTGAGGATTGGGATAGAATTGAATAGACCCATTAGCGATAGCGGTTGAAGTTTCAAAAGTATCATAATTGGCACCTAAAACTAAGCTAGAAGCATACCAGTCATCACTCCCTTCTATAGCATAATCGGCTGCTCCTGAAGCCCATTGACCATTAAAGTCTCCACAGTCCTCCATGTTAATAACAGAATTATTATCAGCCACCAAACAAGCTCTAGTAGAGTGGAGATCTACCTTAGTTTGATTTTGAGCGGTTCCACTTAAATCCCATTGTTCCTGATCTATAAACCCAGAATCATCTTTAGGAGGAGCTATATCTAGAATAGAATCATTATCAACTAATACATCCACTCCAAATCTTATTAGAAGAGTAGGACCATTCATCGTAAGTCTAGAAGTGTTAGTTACATATGCCCCAGCATTATACTGTTGCTTTGCATATTCCTCAGGACCATCCAATAAAGTGAATTTATTCTCTCCTCCTACAAGTGTGCATGTTGAGTTATTTTTAACTAATAAACAACTCCCATAATTAGCATTAGAAGTTCCTCCTCTACTACCAGAATCTGCTCCTCCTGGCTTCCCTGCTCCTGCTCCGAAACTAGTCCCTGTTTGAGTCCTAATTCGTGCAAAGGTCATTTTAAGGTCAGAGTTATTATCACAAACGATGGCAGGAACAGATAGCGCGGGAACCTCTTGACCTGGAGATTGTCCATGATTTCTACTGAATTTATTCCTAGCTAATCCTGCGCCCAAGCTAAGACTGGGATGGAACATCTTAGAGTTTTCTAATATGATATGTTGTCCATTACTATCAAAGTTAACCATTCCTGGATAATCAAGCCAGTACCAGAAGTTAGTAATATTAGCGAAGGGAATCTCAGGAGAATCATCGTTCAAATCTCTAACTGTTTTTTCTACTATATCAGGTGCATTCTTAGCATATTTTAATTGGGAATTATTTAGATGAAGTCCTAAAGTTTGTTGACAATCGACATACAATTCATCTATATTGATCTTACTATTGAAGGCTTCAATGCCCGTATCGTGTTGCCAAACATCAATAGCTCCATCTAAGTCTATTTTGGAACCAACCATACTAATACCTTTAGTCTGGTTTTCATAAACCTGCAAAGAGGTCATGCTGTTGGTATAAGTAGCAGCTTTTCTCTTGCCTCCTCCTGTTAGAGTAGAGTTATGCATCAAGATCCCATTAGTTCCATTCCTAGTAGAAGCGAAAAGGGCTCCTCCACCGCTTGCTCCGTAGACATCCATAGTGCTTAATTGAACATTGGAATTGAATAATCTAAATCCTGCGGCATTAGGGTCTGTTATCCTTACGGAATCCGTAGCTGTGTTGGAGGATAAGCCATAATTCCTATACGCAACTGCTCCTCTACTCAAGATCACATCACTATTATTAAACTCAAATCCTGCCTCCAAACATCTCATAGCCGCACAATGTTCTAGCACAACCTCAGAATTGGTTACTTTAATCCCCACCTCAGTACTATACGAAGCAGGAGTAGCTACTCCTAAAGCTCCGTCCACAGCAAAGTTTCTTATATAGATCTTACCACCACAATTGTTTACTTCTAATTTTCTTAAATAATTCCCATAAAAAACACCAACACACGGATGATCATAAGCAGGATCATCGTCTTGCAGGTCTTCTCTCATCATGCGAGTGCCTGTAATCCCATTAGCTATTGAAGAATAGTCATAAGCGGATACTGAATAATCATTAGCAAACCCATAAGGAGTACCCCCAATATTATTTGCTGCTGGGAACAAATCAGCTACAGCACTCTCATAAAGTATCGCTGACATTCTAGCGGTTTTTACTTGTTTAGTTGTTGCTGCTTCTTTTCCGTTTACTACTTGAGCAAAGGTTATATTATTATCGTCATACCTAGCATCATCAATTACCCCTGCTCCTGCTCCTGCCGAATTCTGTACCACAGCAGTATTAATGTCTAGAGCAGAAGTAGCTAGTAGAGTATTAAGTAAGTCTGTAGACTCTGTTCTTCCAATATAAGGTGTATTGTCCGTACTCATACTCCCCGCTGCCGTTCCTTTTACGCTTATTTGGGGAAAGGAGGAAGGACTTGCAGCATCATACTCACCTGGATTAATCGGAGAGAAGTTTCTATTAACAATTTCTAAAGCACCACTTGAGGTAAAATGTATATTGTTAAGAATCAAATCCCCTAAGTCTCCAAAATTAGCCACCTCAATCCGAATAGGATAACGGATAATGTCAGGGAGGGCATGGAGAGCAGAGCTTACATCTAAAAATAGGTTAGGGTTATTAGCAAACTCATCGGTGCCTATAGCGTCCGCAGAGACACTAAAAATAACACCGCTTACTTGAGGAGGACCCGAAGTAGGCCATCCCGATTTCTCCCAAAGATAATAGGTTCTTTCCTCTAGGTCGTAGAGGGGAATATTATCCTGCTCCCAGTTATAAAAGGAACTAGTATCAAACTTCTCCACCCCAGGAGTCCAACTATGGAGGATCTTATTATCACCCCCAGCTACATAAATATCTTCACTATGAAATCCCATGTTAGAAACTTAATGTCCATTTAAATATGAGAGAAAACTCCTCTTTTTTGGTAATATTATTAAAAGTCTTGTAAGCCACTAGTATTGGACGATCAGCGTCCGCATATCCTGTTGGATTCTTCATCAACAGACCTATCTCATTCAAAGTAACTTCATTTGCCGTCCCTGTATCTAGGGTTAAAGTATACTGAACAGAGTTAACAGCTACTCGTCTAATCATCTCCTGAGAAATAAGAACCATATCCTCAGTTTCAAGAGACCCGTCTTTGATTTGTGATAAAGTATGAATAGCTAAAGATGAGGTATCATACTGTGCGCGACTTAATTCATCCTGTAATGTAAAAGTAGACAATCCGTAAGTTGTCCAAGCATCTTCTCCTAATTGAAAGTACTTAATTTGAAAATTATTTATAGTATCCGAACCAGTCCCTCCAAACAGTAAGGCTAAACCCACTCCCATCCCTGAAACAATAGTGTTGTGATCAGAGTGAACTAACTCTAGTTCTCCATCAGCATACTCTTTCCAAATCTCTAAGTATCCTGAGGCTCCTAATTCTTCTATAAATCTACCCATAAAAATATATACCTATCTTCTAACTAAATTGATCATACCAACTATCGTATTCCTTCATTAGAGTAACTGTCCAATTTGCTCTGTCCCTGGCACTAAGCTCCTCCATATTATAGTTCCAAATTACAAATACATCTGTGCTTCCTTCTACAAAATTACTTCCTGGAGTAGTTATACTAGTAGGAGCATAATTGGTGAAAACACTTGATGGAGCTTCTTGACCAAGATAATTAGACAACTGATCCCATAATTGTTTTCCTTGCATCTCATCTCGCATATCATTAGCTAATGCTGAGGTATCCTTGTAATGACTATTTATTAGACCTAAACCACTTGCTTGTCTGAGGGTAGCATCCGATTGAGGAGGAGCAGCCCAAAAACTAAGATTTACATTGGGTTCAGTTACATCCCCCATATCAATATATGAGTTATTTGTATAATCTAGTAATTTAAAATTATTTCCAGTTGCACCGAAATCAGGATATCCTGTCCATGTAGATCCCGATAAGGAAGATCCAGCATAAGAAAAATGCCCATACACATGTTCATTATTGGGATGCCCCCAATAAGTACCTGGAAAATTCGCATCCACAACAGAACTTGTAGACGAGGCTTGATGAGAAGCAGACCAAAACTGTTTAGTGCTTAAAGGAACTTCAACCCATTGGAAATGAGATTTTAAATCAGGAATAGCAGACCAATAAAATCCACTAGCTTCTGTGAAATTTGCGTCTGTAAAAATATAAGAGCTAGTGGACCCTATCCCACTTAGAGAACTACTCTGCCAATTGTCCACAGAATAATTGGAAGTTGCTGACGATTCCATTCTTCCATAAATACTGGTACTGTATGTAGACCCCATCATCTTCATAGCTTTTGGAAGTGTAGCCATTTTAAAATCAAAGGTGCTGAGAGTATAAGGATACCACCTAGACCAATCAGTAACAGCATCTTTTACTGAAGTACCTAATACGCGAGAGGAACACACTTCAAAATCTCTTCCTAAAGTACTATTACAATCAGCCGTATAAGCTACAAAGGAAGCCAAGCTTCCTCCTATCCCGTTCCCCATTGTGAAGACATTAGAGGGATTAATTCCCCAGTTTGTGGCTCCGTAATATTTCGCCCATTGTACAGAGCTAACTGCATCAGTAAAGCAGTTTTCAATACCACTAGGCATCCTAAAGGGCTGTGTAGAGGACGGAAGCAGCGCATTGTTATCGTCTACCGCACTAGTAAAAACTCTACAGGCTGAAATATTATCATCATCTACAAACCTGTAATCAAAGGATGCTATGGATATACCATTAGAGAGCAGTCTCTGAAATAATCTAGTTTCTATATTATCTTGCTTTCGACTTACAAAATCAGAGTACTTAGTATAAGGAGCATTATTGGCGGTAACATTTGGGAAATAACAAACTAAAGCATTTCCATTAGGGTTAGTAGCATTAGCTCTCCAAAAATTATAATTTGAACCAACCTCATCAGGGGTTACATCAATTACTGCCCCAGTATTAGTTGAAAGAACCCACTCTAGCTGTAGCTGAAAATCTTTACTTTTAGGAATAGGAGTAGCTACCCCCGATCCATCTGTTATACCGAAGGACTTATACGCTGCTAACTCCAGGAGATAGTTCTCATCCTTCTTAGCTTTATTATAGAATAACCCCGCTTCACAAATATTCTGCCCATTGAGAGTATTTTCATCAATTAGAATTGTAAAGATAACCTTATCATCAGCAATTTTATTTATTCTATTATCATCTAACTCTAAAAAGGTTCCAGTAACTTCAGTTAAAGAAGGAGGGTCATAAAATGGGTTTATGGCTGATACTTGATATTCAGTTTTAAAATTAAGACTAGTATGAACCCCATAATCAGTAATCGAAAAGGGAGAAGACAACTCATAGAAATAATTAGTGGTATAATCAGTCTGCGAACTCGCTCCCAATTGTAACCATCTCAGTCCCATATCCTGTACAAGAGTGCCTGGGGGAAAGTTCCCCATCATAATATCTGCTAGAAATGAAGCTAACCCTATGGTAATGATATTTTCTTTATCTATCACCACCTCATCTGGTCTATCATCTACAAATAGTTTAGTTACTGTCAGGTGTCCATTTATACTAGATTTAGGTTTCATATAAAATACATCCTCCAGACTATAGTTAGATCTCTATAATTAAACGCACCAGGCCAGAAATCATCACCCGTATCCCGTGCAATATTCGTCTTACATATGTTTTCTAATAAACTCTTTTTAGAAAATAACCTATACTTTTTGGGATTAACAATATTTAAAAATGCAAAAGGAGGATTATTTTCCTTTAATGCAGAACATAGGTCCATGCTCCACAATCCTATATTATATATTCCACCGTACAAATTGGCTGTTCCCAGGTCTCCACTTCCTATTAATACCTTATAAGCAATTTCTCCTGTATTAGAAGTATGATAAGGATCATTTGTTGTTGTATTTGCAGATACTGTTAGTCCAGACCATCCTGAGGAAATATAATCATCTGTAGTAGAAGACCCTACAAAATTAACAAATCCTTGGATATCCATAGAACCTACTTGATTAAATAAACTATTGTAAGTTCCTGCATACATTACTTCTGTAGGTGCTCCGGTAAGGGGGATATTGGAATCAGAACTCACAACATAAAATTGTGAACCCCCTGTGCTACTTCCTTCGGGATAACACCCAAACACCGCTCCCAAGGAGGAAAGGTTTCCTAGAGTTCCTAATATAGAAGACGCATACGGTATTACATTCAAGTTATGTCCTACATCCTCTACATTAGGAGTAAGAGAAAGTAGAGTAGTTTCTGTTGGGGTATATACCCCAGAGGGGAGAGTATTTTCTTCCAAGCTAGTTTGACGAGGAGTTACAAAGGAGGGTAGGAGCTTTCCTGCATCGGTAGGAACATAACTGGATGTTACTAAACTAGATCCCGAAGCAATCGCTAATACTCTAATTAAATTTGCATTACTGGTCTGGTTAATAACTTTGTTAGGAACTGCGTCACCCCATGCATGTCCATGCTTCCTGTAATGATCTGAAGCAGTTCCAAAAGATATAGCTTGAATAGTATAATTAGAAGTATCTAAGATAGCAGATAGATCAGGAATAGAAGAGAGACTTGCAGGAGCGGTCATTATATCAGCTAATAATTCTCCCGCACCATCTACAATAGTGTTCTTCCCTTCCATTACAAGTTCTTGGTCTTCGTTACCAAAACTTTTATATACTTCTATCTTTCCTATCACTCTTTATTACTCCTGTGGACTCATTCCTTCTACAAACTCTACTAGAGTATAAGTTTTAGGAGACGCTCCTACTGTCCAAGCAGTTCCGTCTGGGGATGTGGTGATATCATCATAATAAGTATAGGTTCCCCATGTAGGATGATACCTGTAGTTCAATCTACTCCCTCCGCTTGCCTCAAAAATACCTGAACTATCCGCTGCAATTCTCGTAGCATAACCATCTCCTAAGCTTGAAGCAGAAATACTATTTAAATATTTAAAGTAAATTCTATAATCATCTACTCCTGTCCTCGTAACCACCTCAGAATGAACAGTTCCTAAATCATCAATATACTCTACCGTAAATTCATCAAGAGTAGTTCGTTCTAATGTCTTGTCTATTATAGATATATTTTCAAAAACATAGTCTACAATATCACTAGTAACTTCTCCTCCGAATGATCTCAACATTATTTCTACGACATATCTCTGATCACTTCGATGAACAAAAGTGGGTTGATATGCTTTTGGTTTTGGAAGGAACATGCCTGATTTTCTATACTGTTTATTACTTGTATTGAAAGGAATTTTATAAGTATTAAAATGTTCTTCTCCTAAATTCTCAATAGCAGTAACAGCAAGGGAAGGAGGTAATGAAAAAGTAGTACACAAGGTATCTCTTACCCCATACTGAAACGCTTCTGGAGCCGCGTCCCCATCTGTAAGGGGTAATACTGTGTTGTCTCCTGAACAGGAGATCCACTCCCCATTATAATAAGGATTCGAATAATTCCATGATTTCCCAAATTGCGTATCTGTCTCTCTACTGATCCAAGACCAAAACATATTGTCTTCTGGCATAGTATGGATCCATACTCCGAAAGGCACCACAGGAACAGCATCTATCCCATACCTAGCTAAAGTTAATGAGAGTTCATAATCATGGTCAGGGAGAAGAAGATTACCAGAAGTAGTGGTTGACCCAAAAGCCGATAAATCGAATCTAATTCTCGCATAATTATAGAAGGAAGAATTACCACTACATTGAACATCTAGAAGCCCTTTACCTGTAAGGTAAGACGCTATCGCAGGATTATCCTCTCCGTACTTCGGAGTAGTTCTATACATTTTAAATCTAGGACTAGCATTTACTTTGGTAGGTCCTCCTACTGAATCATAATATTCGGGAATTGAATATCTACAGAATTCGATACCACTAAATCCATAAGGATACCTCATCTCTCCCTCTTCACAGTCCCCAGGCCACCCCACAACAAGCTTTCCTTCACACGATCCAGCACTTGCATCAGCCCCTGCACCACTCATATCCTGATAGCTCAAACCTTGATATCCAGCCTGAGTAAAGGAGGAAGCTATAAACGAGGTAGCAGAACCATCTTTAGTGAAGTTACCATTATAAACTAAAGGTCCATAGATGTGAGAGAATATATTTCTCCCTCCATGAGCATCAAATCCACTCACCAGATAGGGAGCCGTACCATGTCTACCAAATTCTTTAGCATAACGATTATAAGCTTCCTGTATTCCAGACCCAAAAGTATAGTCTGCATACTCATACCAACTACTAACTCCATTAAACGCACTATTAGCAAGAGAATTTATAGGATCCATCCAGGAAGAAGAGGTCTGCCAAGCTGAGGAAACATCTTTGAAATTATCATAAGCCTCTCGATAAGCATCCTTCTCCATAGTACGATGCATAACTCTTAGAATTTCAGGAAGCTCTTCTCTCCTTACATACTCTAAACATCCTCCTGCTGCCAAGGTGATGTTAGGGGCTAAAGCTCCTCTCCAAGGGAAAGTCCAAGAGGTATCAACTCCAAAAAAGGTACGAGGAGAAGTACTAGTTTCACAGTAATCCCAAACGGGATGGAGGGAGGAAACAGAACCTGTAGTGAAAGGAGTCTGGAACCCACATCCAGAATAATTATATCCGAGAGTTAGGGCTCCTCCTCCTGATGCACCAGTATGGGGATCAAAAGTAGAAGGAGTATAGCTATTGGGCATATTAAACCCAGTCCTATCAAAGAAGCCATTTCTAGGTACATTATTATATAAGTTTCTTCTTCTTAAATTATTTCTAGGTGCATAGTTCCCAGAAGCAACATTCCCATCCCCAGTTAATAATATATCAGTTACACTATCTACAAGTCCCCTGGTAACTCCAGTAGAAGAAATTCCAGGCCCCAAGCCTATAGTATCGGCAGCCATAGCCATGTTTACGCCTGAGGCATCCCAAGCATTAACTACAGTACTACTTGTTACTAAATCTTTTGGAGTAAAAAATACAGTAGGACAAGCATACAAAAAGTTAGAAACATCATCAAATGCTTGAAGAAATACTTTTGCTCTAGGAATTGCATGGGCAGGAATAGTTTTATTTAATCCAATTAAAGAATGGTAAATACCTAGAGAAGTTTGAGGAGTAGATGTCTTTTTAGAGAAAGATTGAGAGCCAGCACTCAAATGTAAATCAAAGTGAGAGGACTTTGAACTCCATAAAGATAAATACTGAGATTTAGTATTAGAAATATCCGTTAAGATATCTGTAAAATTAAAGGGCTCTTCAAATCCAGAGGTATATAAAACAAAAGTATTTCCTATTTCTATATCATCACTAGAGGACACACTCTTAGAAAGAATATACTCTACTGCGGAAGAGATATAGTTTGAACTAACATCTAAATCAAGTAATGATTTTTCAAGATTCAGCATCAAGGGTTCGGATATTCCCACCCTCTCGTAGTAGCGTATCTCTTCAAAAGGGGGAATATCATAGAGTCTATCTCTATAATAAAATTTAAAATCGGGGTCTCCAGGGGGAGGAAAGATCCCATCTCCCAATAAAAAACTATTGGGATGAGAAATCCATAAATCTCTTAGAACTTTATCTACACATCTTCTTATATTTGAATCAACACTTGATAAACTATAGTCGGGAACGACTGCTCCAGTTTCATCTGTGTATGTTACCCCCAAATCTTGAGCTAAAGTAGGAGTCCATAACGCAAAAGGATCATCTTTATAACCCCCCTTATTAAAATAGGGAGACCCTGTAGCCAACAAGTAATAAATTAAAAAGGGTACATAAGACTCATGTAATTCATACATGGAGGAAGATAAACTAAATCCACTATCTCCAAATAGAGTATCTATCGCTAATTGAGTAGAAAGTACTGTCCCTTTAGCTTTATAGATTCTAAGAGCATTTCTAATCTGGGATCTCCATCTTGAAGGATCACTTCCTATTAGATCCCATCCAATTAACTGAGACAAGTAGGGTAAATACTCAGAAGGGCAACTATCAATCTCATACAGAGATTCTAACTTCTCTACAGAAGAGTTAATATCCTGATATACATATCCCAGTACTTTTACAAATTTAGTAAACGGTCCTGCGAAAGCTTCAGCAGGAGAATAAGTTCCGAAAGTGATATAATCTTCAAAAGTTTCCTTAACCTTAAAGTCTGATCTATCAGCATAACCATCGGAATACAACACCCCTAGAAGAGTTTTAAGTCGATCTAGCTCTTGTGTTCCACTAGTATAAGTTTGTGTTCCTGATAGATAATTAGTAGGAATTAACTCTAAAGAGGATACCAAGGATAAAGTAGGATAGTTTCTCCACAAATACTCCTCAAACCCTGTAATTCCTTCTAAAGTTCCTAAGCTCTTACCTAAGAACAATTCCGATAATCTGTCTAACACGAAGGAAGAAGGATTATAATCCCCATTAGGAACAGACGAAGTGTTTAGTAAGTAAAACCACCCAAGAGAATTAATATAGTATTCGTGAAGGGCTGATCCATCTACTCCATAAGCGGTCGCTGCTACTTTAGTTCCCTTTGGGGTAGGGATAGAGGAAGTAAAAAAGTTTAACTTAATAGAAGGGAGTAACTGTTCTTCCAAATAGTTTCTCCATTGTGCGCTTGTCTCAAAAGACTCCATCTGGAATCCGAGAGGGTCTAGTATATCTCGTTCAAAAGTGAAGGGAGTGACATCAGTAAGATTATTTTGCTTTACAAAAAAAGGATAAATCCCTGATATGTTATCAATTTCAGCAAAATTGGGAGTGGCTGAGATAGGTAGAATTCTTCCTATACGGTCTGCTGCCAGGAGATGTGTTTTTAATAAGGAATCCAGAGGGTCTAGCTCTAAGCCACTTACTTCAAAATCCTTAATCCTATAAACAGAAGGTATAATTTTTTCTAGAGCTTCTGAATAATTTCTCTTAAAATAGGTTTTTTGAGTAGGATCAAAAAGTTTAAAGTTAACCTCAGCCATTAGATACCTTTTACATTAATTACAACATTATTCAATTGAATTACTTCATTAAATTCAATATGGATATTGGTATCCACATTATCCACTTCTGCAAATCTTACATCATCAACCTTAGTAAAAATATCTCTAGTAAAGTCTGTTAGAATAAAGGGGTCTTCAAAATCAAAATTTTGAGTATTAAAATATCTAAGAACAGCATCTCTAGTTTTAGATTTTATTTCTTCCTCTCTAGGAAGTAAATTTTTATCCACAGAAATAGCCATAACTAAATCTAAAGATCTCACTACCCCATCTACAATAACGATTTCATCTGTTAACATCTTCTTTTCCTGTAAGTGGGCTAACAACTCCATTTTAAAGGAAGTAGTGGCTTGCTGCAACTGAATGTCACTAGCCCTCTCCAAAACATACACATCAATCGTATTAGCTGAACTATATGCTTTGCGTACCGCAGCCGTTACTTTTCCTATAGTCCCGTAGCTGGAAATAAACTTGGCTCCCCGCGCAACATAGTCCTCTAGAGTTACAAGTCTATCTTGTGATTTAAAAAAGAGAGGAGCATATTTTTTGGCATGAGATACACTCTCTGCGTTAGATCCTCCTGTAGCAAGAGAAGTATTTTCTATAGTCGCAGGTAGGGTGTTTCCTGCATCCCCATCAATCTGACCAGTAGTTAAAGCATTAATAAAGCTTTTTTGAACATTCCCTCTAGTACCCCCTCCTATTCTATAAGATACTTCATAGCTGGACCCTACAGGAGGAGAAATACCAGCAATGTTATCACCAAAAACAATAGTGCCTCCAAAAGAATCATTTAAATTAACTTGAAAAATCCTATCGGTAGCCCCAGAAGCAAAATAAATGCTCTCTACTTGTGTAAAAGCTCCAGAAGCAGCAGGAACACCAGGGGCATCAACAAAGACCTGAATACTTCCCTCAATAACAGGACTCTGGTTTAGAGTTAAAGATTTAATACTATCATAGGAGGTAAAAGTTCCCTTATCTACCACTAACGCTCCTTCTAATAAGGCTGCATTACTCCAAATAGCAGGATTAGCGGGATCATTAGCTTCTTCTTTATTCATATAAATGGTAGAATTAGAATTGGCTCCCGAAATTCTTCCTGCTTCTACTTTATAGAGAGTATAAGTTACTTGCCCCCCATCTTCAGGAGATGCAATGGTAAGTGTTCTATTTGCAGGAGGTATAACAAGGGAATTCTGTCCCGCAGTCAGGGCTGTACCTATAGTAATCGTAGCGTTTGCAGCCGCAGCTAACGGTCCTCGCATTCTAACCCCAACCAATTCTAATAGTTTTCTTACATTATTTCTATTACGAGCAGTTGCTAAGAAGCTTTCATTCGCTAACATATCAGCCTTCAAGGATAATACGGCTCCCATATAAGCTACTATCTCCACTAACATTATCCCCAGATCAGACTCAGAAAAGTTCTGATAATCTAAGGGATATACGGCTTTTATATATTCAATTATAGAATTTCGCATAGACAGAAAATCAGTAGATTCATAATCAATTAAGGTATCCTTCCTATCATCAGGAATGATTACCTTCTTCATGAAGTCTGAGGCTACTTCTCCTGTAAAATTAGACTGGCTCATTTTATTGTTACTCCAACGGCAAAGATCGTATTATTTAGCTCTACAGCAGATAAATATAAAGTTATGTCTAACCCCATTCCACCTTCTACGTTCACTACATCGGATTCAGTAACCACTATTTTCTGAATAGAGACCCCTGGGAAGAAGGTATTAATAGAATTTATAATTTCATATTTGATATTGATAAATAATTCTTGAGTTAAAGGTTCAAATAAAAATTTCCTAAGACTTAATCCAAACTGGGGAAACATAACCCTTTCTCCTTTTTCGGTAAGGAGAAGTTGTTCTAGATTATTTTGTAATAAAGTTATACCAGTTTGTTTATGGAAGTCTCCTGCTCCCTTTTTCTTTCCTGTTGGGAAGGCTAGGCCATAGTTTTCCTTACTTCTAGAAGTTAATTCTAAACTAATCTGCTTCGGAGGATTAACTCCATATAAAGTTGTACTTGTTTGTCCCATCAGATATCTATATTCTTAAAGTAAGGTGCCTGAGCCCTATAGTTTTTACCTATTTCAGAGGCTAGTAATGTTCGATCATAAAATTTTGTACTACCAACATACCCGTTCAATCCGCTGATCTTACCATGACAGGGATTCATAAATCCGTTAGCTACAGGAAGTCCTCCTGCGGGATCTCCCTCCCACCGTAGGAACCCGTCAGTATACCCTCCCCCTAGGACCCACGGAGTAAACTGACCTATATCATTTAATTTAGGTCCATTAGTAAACTCAGAGTCCTGTGTAGAGATAGCATTATAACTAAATGAATGTAAACTAGAATCAAAAGAGTCCTCATTATAATATGTTGGTAAAGCTAGATAAGTCTTATTTACTAAAGTACCAAATGCACCCTGTATTCCAGAAGTGGTCATTAGTTCCCCATCTAAGTATATTGACATAGTACCTGCCGAAGGCTCGACAGTATAAGCTATATGCATAAACTGCCCAGAAGCATCGTTAAAGGTTCTTCCATGAGACCCTGAAGTATCCATGTCTACTTTCATTTTATACATTTCCGATTGATCCGAACAGAAAGCAGCTTTGGTATTAATAAAAGAGATCCCTGAACTGTTGTAGGAAATAGTAGGAGCCACAAAGAAACATCTGTTTTCAACAGGATTAGCATCCTGATCATTGCTGGCTGATAAATCATTTACCACTTGTCTATCTCTGCTAAATCCCATTAGGAATCCTCTAACATGCTCACTACCGAAGGTATTCTCCACTTTACCTCCTGAGACTGCGATATCATCATTTAATCCTCCTGAATTCTCACAACCTAATAAAATTCTATTAAAAGTACCAGGACCCCACTCCCCGTTTGGTTCGGCGTAATCCGTACTGGATGTACTCACTCCAGGCATATACACCCAACTCTCTATAGTTGCCCCCTCCATTCTATAGAAAAGGTTTCTAAACCCAGGAGAATCGGGTAATCTAACAGCTTGCCCTAAGGAAGTGTCGGTCCCCGCTGTGTTATAACGGACCAATCCCGTGAGTTTTGGAATAGACAGCCCCGATGTAAAAACAGAAGCAGGAGTTGTAGCCAATAACTTAGCGTTATTATCAATAATTGGATTATCAGTAGAAGTACCTGCTTGAAGCCCAGAAGCAGTACAATTTAACACTCCCCACTTTGAAGAATAATCATAAGGGGCTGCTGAAGGTCTTTCAGCCGTAGCTTCCATAAAATTATAAACAGCAATTAGACCATCCATAACGATCTGGTCTGTTAAGTTTAAGAGAGTTACTTTCTGATCTCCCGTAGTACTAGAATCGAAAATGATTCCCGCTGCGCCTATGGTGGGCACCATCAGATGCTCTGCGACAAGCCCAGCCTCCGTTCCTGACGCAGACACATATTTAGGCTTCAAAGGAAGGATGATATCCCTTACTTCCCCCTGCTTAAAAGTTAAGTTCTTCTGTAAATCTAATGATACCTGAACATTATAGTCTTTAAGGTAGGTGAAATCATTAATTGGAATGCTTCCTACAGGAGGGATATCGGGTTCAGACCCAAAAGAACCAGGAGTTACCACAGCAATCTCTATTTGTTTTTTTCTCTTATTAATCTGTTGATCATGTTTAGCATTATGAGAGATAATAGCTTGTTGCATATTATAAATAATAGCAGTCCCAGAGCTATCTGAAGTAGCTTTTTGTAATTGCGTATTTAAATCATTGATATGCTTGTTTCTAGTAGCTATAAGCTGTTGGAGCATATGATCCCCATCATAATAAGGGAACAAGAAAGAACTTGCTGATATTATGGAGGGATCAAACAAGGTATCCATGAAGGTATCTAAGTCTTTTTCACCTATCGCTACTCCTTTACCTCCCAAGTTGGGAGCATAGTCATGCAGGTAGCTGGTTCCAGGAGGAATAATTTTTATAGGAACATCAGGAACTCCTCCCGTCTGAGAATCGTAATAAAGACCATCAATAGTAAGAATGAACTGCCCGTGCTTTGCCTTTGGAGGACCGTAAACTAATCGGAAAATTTCTTCCTGAGTTTCCTTCAATGTTCCATCTTCATCAAGCACAACATTTCCATCTAAAATATTCTGCCAGTTCTCAGCCGAGGTATACCGAAGAGTAGTTCCAGAGACTATCTGAGGAATATTAGGGATGTCAGAATTAATAACTGGTTCTAAGGTTGGATCCAGCCTTCTAGCTTCAAAAATACTTGCAATTATGCTTAACTGAGTATTGCAAGCAGTAGCAAAATTCATGGACTGCTGCATTTGGTCTCTAGCAAGAATAAATTGTGTTTCAGGATCAGGTCCCTGAGGTCCAAAAGATCCCACTCCCCCAGGAGGTTCAATTGGACCCCCCGAAGCCCAGAAACCCCCATTATCAAGGCACTCCTGCTCCGTAGTGCCCTCCGCTCCATAACAGAGGGGATCGGGGGGGTCAAGCACCCAAGTCCCTCCTGCGGCCACACACGCAGCCTCAAAGGAGAACTGATCGCATTGGGCAGCAGGAACTCCTGTACACCCTGTACAGGTCCCTCCCTGCCCCATTCCTAGCGTAGCAGCCATAGCCCCACTCCCCTTACTAGAGGCAAGCATATCTTTAAATTTATCAACACAATCTAAAATTCCGTCAATTTGAGACTGAGCCATTGTTATGTTATTGTACATCTGCGCTCCGAAAGCAGCAGCAGCCCCCAATGAACCAAGAATACCACCGATATTGTTCAGTAATCCCCCGTCATCTGTATCGGCTCCAAACAGAGAAGAATCTCCTATAAATTTCCATGTACCTGTTTGGGTATCAAATTCAATAATTCCACTATCTAGAAATAGTTTTTTTGTAATAAGAGCCGTTGCATTATTAGCAGCATCTCTACCGTCCTGTAAACTTTTAGAAAAAGCTCCTAATAAGTCTGATGGAAGAACCGACAACACATTAGATGCCATGTTAATAATACATTGAGGGGCACCATACCCCATAGCTACAGCATCCAATATAGTACCTTGTGAGGAACCTAGGACTTTCGCAGCTTTTTCTAGATCAAATACTCCCATTAGTTTAGATATATTTTTCCTTGAGGTGTAGAGAGATTGATGTCTCCTTCATCAGCAGTTAGATTGATATCTCCTTTTTGTGCTACTATATTTATATCATTTGTCTCAGATACTATATTTATGCTCTTATTAATCTGAACTTCCATTCTTCCTCTAGAGTTGATTTGAATCAATGAATCATTTCCATTTGTACTAATAAAAATAGAAGGAATATCTTGCATAACCGTTCCCGCTCCCTTATTAGCTGTAATGGTTATATCATTGTTCTGTGCCATCACATTAACTTTCCCCCAATCAGTAGAAGGTGGTCCTGTAAATCCAGGAGAATTTTGACTCATTTTTCCTGTAGAGGTATTAAGGATGTCTAAATTTAAACCATCCTGAACCCTAAGCTCCATCGCGGAACTTTTAGTTAGATAATTCTGGGGGCCTTCAGTTTGTACATCTAAAGACCGAGCAGGTTGCTGAGGAGGAACTCCGTCTGTAGCTAATTTTATATGATCTCCATGTTCATTCTGAATTAAAATACAAGATTTAAGTGGAGAATCATCACAGACTACTTTTTTATCCAGATGACTGATCATCTCAATTCGTGTATTAAATTTGTTTCCTTCATAAAGATCAGACATAATGAAGGCATGTCCTTTAGGGGACTTCCATACATACTTCATGGGTCGAGATCTATATTTATAAATATCATCGTCTGGTGTGACCCCTCCTGATTGGAGCGGACCCTGAATTTCATTACCATATCCAGGAATCTGTGCCATGATATTAGGATTAGGAATAGATGCTATGTAAATATATCTCTTTTTAGTGGTAACATAAGGATCCCCGTCAGGAACATCAGCAAATAAAACCGTCGTACCTATCTCAGGAATAGCCCAGAATCCTCCTCCACCCTTACCGTGGTAGGGAGTAGAATAAGCAACACTTACGGGTTTTGCCAGAACGGGGTGCATCACTTGAATTTCTCCAGACTGCCACGGATCTACTTCACTAGTAACAACCCCCATATGAAGGAGTGAGTACACTTTGGTATCTTTTGCAGAAGACGATCCTTTAGCCCCTATTAGACCATGTGTTTTTAAAATAGTCTCTACTTTTTTTCTAAAATAAGGAATAACCATTAGTCCTCCTCAGGCCACCCACTTTCTGGATTAGGTGTTTGATTCAATCCTTGAACAGTCTGTGCCAACTGCTGTGTTAAGCTACCTCCCTCATTAGCAGCTTCCAACACCTGGGTAGCTGTAAAGGTTCCTCCAGACTCCAAACTAGCTTGAATTAGTGCAGCTTCCTGTTTATCAGTTAGCTCAGTAACCTTTTTATACATAATATTATTTCCCTGCTTCACCACAGTAAACTCAGAAAAAGCTTCTTTATTAGTTATAACATGCTTAAAACCAAATATATTCCAAAAACCAGAATAGATGGCTGTAGTAAAAGCACTTTTATTTCCTTTAATTCCTGCTGCTCTAACCTCGTTAACATTCATTATTATAGGACGAGCTAGAGATTGGAGTCCAGATAGTTTAAAATAGGGAATAGTCTTTATAGCTCCCTTTATCGTTTGATTAGCTAAGTAATCAACCATGCGTTTTACACTCTCAAAAGCGTTCACTCCTCCTTGTTGTGGTATTGTTACAGTTTTTCCCTTATTAGTATTAGCTCCTGTCACCCCTAGGATAAAATACATGAAATTTTTATAATCTTGAGAATCTCCATTCTTATCTCTATTTATAGAAAACCCAAAATGCTCTTTAGACATACTACTTAAGCGTTGTAAAACATCGTCATTAAGATCATAAGCACTTTGATTTTGCAACCTTAAAAGCTCATCAGCTTGATCAGGGGAAAAACCTCCCTTATTAACTAAGTCAGCTTTTTGTTGGTTGGCTATGGAGGGCTTGGGTGGGCTTCCTGTTCCTCTTTGAACGGATTTTCCTTGTTCTGCCATAAAATTAAAAGATAGACCAGCTAGGTAATAAGGTTTTATATCCATCTTCATAGATAGAATATTGGAATTAAAATGTCCAGATCTAAAAATAGGTACTCCAGCAGCAACTAAA